CAGGTCGAAGCGCAGGCGATCACTCGCGCCGTGCAGCGTGCCCAAGCGCAGGATGGCGGCTCGCTCGCCGGGCAAGTATCTCTCGCCCTTGAGCTTCGTCTCGGCGTAAATCGACAGCGGCTTGAGCGGCGCATCCTCGTTCGCCTCACCGCCATTCAGACCATAGACCGAGCATGACGATGTGAATACGATCGGCTTGCCGCAGCCAACAACGGCCCTGATTGCCTCTTGATTGACTGCAATCGCGCGCGCAGGGTCTGCGGCACAGGCGGCGTCGCCCACGATGGCGGCCAGCCATACGACCGCATCGTGCCGCTTCGCCTGGCGGGCAATGAGTTCCGAATCGATCACATCTCCGAACACGAACGCCGCCGGCCCGCGATACTCGTCCTGGTAGGTCAGGTTATCCAGCACTGTGACCTGTTCCCCGAGCTCGGTCAATATGCGCACGACATGGGAGCCGAGATAGCCTGCACCACCGACGCAAAGCACATTCATGACAATCCCTCGAATAGGAACGGGTAATGCCCGTAAATCCAATCCTCGGCGATGCGGTACTGCGTAGCAATCTCCATGTTGCGCACCAGTGCAGGCCGGCGAGCAACGTAGTCATCGCGCGAAAGGTCACCCAGGATACCCTCCAGGTCGTCGATGTGGGCGAAGGGGAGGATGCCCTGGGCGTCGAAGAACTTGCCAATATCCGGGCAACCCCAATAGATTGGGACAGTGCATAGCGCCAGCGCATCAAGCAGGTGATCAGAAAAGCACCAGTCGTTGCATTCAGCGTCCACCACGATGGAGTATAGATAAGCTGCGTGCCCCTCGTGCTTGCTCACGTAGTGCCCATTGATGCTGCCCATCACATCTATCCGGTCACCGTACCTTGCGGCGATAGCATGGCGCAAGCGGTGACCAGTGGCCTCGTCCTTGTTACTGGCGATCATGCTCACCCGCTTGTGTTTGTCACCGAACACACCCCACTCGTTTAACGGTACACGGGTGCCACAGTGTGGGTAGAACAACCACTTGCGCGGATCGTGTGTTTCCAGCAGTGAACGTATATAGGTGAGGATGTAGTCAAACTCATCCTCGTGCTGCACGACGTAATCGTAGAACTCAGCACGGAAGGGTGGTGCCTCGATCAGCACTGCCACGCGCGGATGTGGTGCATCTTTCGCTTGCCGCAGACAGATGTCCGTGTAGAAGCGCGGCACACTGGACTCGCTTCTGTCCCACTCGAAGTGCTTGGGCGCATCCAGATCGCCCGACATCGAGGCAGTAGTGAACGACGCATCACGCAGACCAACTCGCATCATCCTTCACCCCAACCGTTTGGGTTGCGCGGGCGACCGCGTACCTGATCGTCCGTTGTGCCGAAGAACCACTCGCCGCCTGTCTGGAAACCATCCTTCAGCGGCGGGTGCTCAGGATGAATCATCTGGCACTCTTGCCAGAACAACGGCACCTGTTCTAGACCAGAGAAACCTGATGCGCGCGCATTGTCTGCATCATTCTCCCAGACCGGGTAACGCACCTCGTCATAGCCTCGGATGGAATGCCACCACTCACGGGCTGCAACCATGATCGTGCCAGGCGAGATACGTGTCCGGTCTTCGCTTGTTGCCGCGCACAGCTCTGACCAGCGTTCGTGAACTGTCTCGATTGGCCCGACCGGGATGCTTGCTGGCAGGACACCGCACGCTCCCTGGCCATAACCATTCGGGTGCATCTTGCGCGCCAAGACCTCTACAACATTTGGCGAGAACAGCATCTCCATACAGGTCGCCATGACGTACTGTCCACGCGCCGCTTTGATGCCAACGTTCATGCCCTTTGCCAGGTTGAATGGCGCGCGCGGCCGGCAGATCAGCCGCACCGGCGGGTAGGGCAGCAGGGCGTTGTAGTTCTCCTGGATGAAAGCGGCCTCAGTGTTGGTATCCACTACGATGATCTCGAGCGGCGGGTCGGTCTGATCGCTCAGAGTGTGGACGCTGTGCAACAGCATGTCCGCGCTTCGCCTCCAAGTGCAGACCACGACCGATAAGTCCATCGCTACAACCCCTGCAACTGGAACGAGTGCCCCACATGATCCCATCCGTGCTCACTGTCGCACTCCAGTGGAATCAATACCTGCGGACCGCCGCGCGCGCGAGCAATATCGCTCACCTGGTGACACCAACCATCTTCGGTCTCACCGGTCTTCACGCCCTCCGGGTACAGCCCGAACCATTCATGGAAGCGACGATGTTTCAGGTGAATGCGGTTTGAGGCGATGTAATGCTCTCGGCTATCCCAACGCACGCGCCAGTATTGCCCATCCAGGTCGGCGGTGAAGTTGTGACAGCCATTCCACATGAAGCGGATCCAGCCCGCTCCGGCGTCGGCCATGAGCTTGTCCGCATAGGGCGTCAAGTCGAACGGCTTGAGCAGGTAACAATCGTCGTCCTGTTGGTAGAACAGGCTCGCGCCCGCCGCCTGCGCCGCCTGGATCAGCGCATTCAAGTTCGCGCCCAGCCCGCGCCGGGGGGCTTCGACGAGGCCCACATCGGGGAACTCGGCCCGCACCAGCACTGGCGTGTCGTCTGAGCCGTCGATGCCGAGCCACCAGCGCAACTCGCCCGCGTAACTCAGGTTGCGCTTGAGAGAGCGGATCGCATTGCACACGATCTCGGCACGGTCGCGTGTCGGGATGATGACCGCGATCGGCGGGCGTCCATCGGCGGGCGCTGGCGTGACGGCCACGTATGGGTTCGGCTTTCCATCTGCGAACATGCCCATCCTTGAGGCCGGGGCGGGTGCTGCCATGCTACCCACCCCGGCAGAAGGAGGAGAGAAACTATAGTCAGGCACACATTGCTACGAGGTCGGCGAGTAGTAGCTAGGCCCGTAACCCAGGTAGTCCGTGCGGCCACCGTCGGCGAAGAAGCTGCTGTCAGTGAATCCGCTGCGTTCGTGTGCAACTGGAACGTACAGGATGTTGGTCAGCCGCGCCGCCAAGTACGGCGTGAGCATCAGCAATCGCGGCTCGGTCTTCGCCACGAGCTGCACGCAGAAGTTGGTCGGCGGCTTGCGATGCCACAGGAAGCGCCCGCCATCACTCACGTAGTACGTGCCGGGCGGGGCGAAGTAATTCGCCGCCTCCAACGCGCCGCCGGCCACATCGTAAGGCAGGTACTCGAAGAACGTGACGATCGTGTTGCCCACCACTTTCAGCGGGATGAAGTACATGGTGCTGGTGAACGTCTCACCCGCACCCACCACCTCGGCAATCGCATCGTCGATCACTACTGGCACTTTCTGCCCGTCGATCAGCAGGTACTGCCCGGTGCGATTGAAGATGTCGCCACGCATATCATCGCGCAGCTTGAGCTGATCGTCCTGGCTCTGGATGAAGTTGGTGCTGCCGGCGGCTACCTGGCAGCGGTAGGAGTGATATGCGCACGGCCACACCTCGGTCACTTCGTAGAACATTGACCACGGCATGGAGATGGCCCATGAGGCCGGTTCCAACCCGGTCTTGTTCGACAGGAAACGCAGGTTGCGATAGATGTTGCTGACCACACGCACCAGCGTGCCGCCGTTGCTGGCAATGTCCAGGCCACCGAAGCTGCGCACGATGCTGTTGGCGGCGGGGCAGGCCTGGCCTGTCACCGCATCACGGTAGCCTGTGTTGATCAGGGTGTCGAAGCCATAAAAGAACTTGCGACCACCACCGGCAGTGTTGTTGGTTGGGTTGCCCGTGTACAGCTCCTGCGCGAAGTCCCGGCCCCAGCCTACGCCCATCTCAAAGACAGCCTTGCCGAGTTCGTTGCGCGCCACCTGCTGCACATTCAATCCGGGTAGCGTTGGCACCGCCGCGCCGCCAAGCTGGTTGTTGAACGGATCGCCCGCCAGGATAAAGTCGGTGAACTCGCCCCGGTTGGTCAGCAGACCCATCCGATCCAGCTCGAACACGCGCGACTGGCGCGATTGCCGCCCAAACACGAACGAGTGTGTGCACAGCTTGGAGAGACCCGCGGTCGGCGGGTCATCGCACACGCCGGTCGGCTCGCTGCCGCTGGTGGCCGTCACGCCGGTGATGATGCCGTACAGCGGGTTGGCATCACGCGAAGGGCGTGCGGGCAGGATGGACTGCATGCCCAGACCGGGCAGTACCATCGCGCTGAACAATTGCTGCGACAGTCCTGCGCCGCTGAACAGGCCGCCGGGTCCGTGCCCATAGAATGTCGTCGGTGTGCTGGAGGGCACGGTCTTCTCCCGCTTGCCTGAGAACTGCGACAGCAGCGCACCAGCGAGTTGCTGATAATCGATCTGTGGTTCCATTTGTTACCTCCTGTAGAGTTTCTTGCTGCTAGTGCGCAGCTAGTGCGTGGCCGGGGGAACTGCTCCCGGCTGATTGTTGCCGATGCCGAGTGCCTTCATAAACTCGCCCATCGGATCATTCTGCGGCTGGGCAGTCTCGCCTTCCTTGAGTGCAGCGAGCACAGTGGCTGGATCAGCACTGGCCTGGTAGCCCTTCACCCCGCGCGGCTGCTCCCCGGTCAGTTCCTTCACGGTCTTTGCCAGTGCCTCGATGGCCTTCTGATGATCCGCGATCTGCTTGTTGGCCTCGACTACCTTGGCGGCATCGGCCTCACTCGCGCCGGATTCCTTCGCGGCCTGCTTCTCCATGTAGGACTGGATCGCCTTCATGCCTTCCATCATGGGCGCGAGCGCGTCGCGCAGCGCGGCGGTCAGCGCGTCCTGCACGGTCGTTGTGGCCTCTGGCTTGCCCTCACCCTCGCCTTCCTTCGTGGAGGGCGGCTTATCGTCGTGCTTCGCTCCCGTTTCACCTGCCCCTGCATTCGCCTGCTTACGGCGCAGGCCCATATCACGTGCCTTCTTCTCGACGGCCTCGGCGCTCTCGATCACACTCTTCGCCAGCGCCTCGTCGCCGACCAGGTCCGTGAACTCCTTGTACTTATCCTTCAAATCCACGCTTGCCATGTCGGACTCCTTTCCGGTGACGGCGGGTACTGCCGTCAAGAGGTTAGCCGCACGCCCGCGCGGCAACAGCGCCCGCGCCGTCGTGCGAATGTTGTTGAACACGCCCTGCGCATCCGGCTCATCGTGCGGATGGTAGAACGTGAGTGAAACCTGAAGATCATTGGCCTTGTGCGACACCGCCTCGCCGACTCGCGCATCGTTAAATGTTCCGCTCTCGATCAGCACATTGCCGTGTAGCGCACGGAAATCGCACACGCCCAGGGCCAACGCTGGAATGTGCCACCAATCGAGCGTGCCATAATCGCCGAGCACCTCACTGAACTCGACATCCTGCGCCAACGCCTTGCGCGACACGATCTCGCCGTCCGTGTCCTCATAGGCATTGGATGACAGCGCCACCCAACGCCATGTGCCATCGGCCTGCTTCATGACCATCGGACACTCCGCGCCGAGGTATACCGCCTTGTCGTGGATCGCCTGTATCTCGTCGTTGTCGGCCTTCGAGTGCCGCGCCCCAGCCTTCGCGCGCGCGGCTTCCTTCAGCGCCGCGACTTTCTCGATCCACTCCTGCTTCCGCTCGACCTCGACCCACTCCGGCGGTGAGGCGAAGATCACCTCGCTGCCGTTGTCGGTGAACGGCACGCGGTAGTATTTGTCGGCGCTGGAGATGATGATGTGATCGGTGAATGTATCAGTTAGCCAGGGGCCGCTATAGGCGGGCGCAAAACCCCCACGGTCGCCATATTGCGCATCAAATGCTCGCCAGATGCGCTCACGCATGGCATCGAGAGATTCCTGCTTGCGGCGCTCCAGCCAGGGGAACATCTGCTTGAGCGAGGCGGTAAAGCGATCGAGCAGGCGATTTTCCTTTTCGGACTCGCGCAGCTTATCGTAATAGCCGTCCAGCGCGGCACGCGCTCGATCAAGCACATCGGCTGGCGCGTCGGTCTGCGGCAGGCGCGATGCAGCGGGCCCGAGCGCGACATCGACCACCTTCAGCGCACCACCGACCACGTCGGCGATGGGCAGCTTATATGCGCCTATATTCTCCTCGTTCTCCGAGTCGTAAACGAGGAACGCACGGCGCGCCTTCGAGGGATTTGGATCATTGGGCCAGCCGGCCCAGTTGAAGATGCGCGCCTTCGCCGCGTCGGCGTCCCAGGCCGTGCCGCGCTCAGCGATAGGCAGGTCACGCGCCACACCGACCTTCCATGCAGCCTTCATGGTCGCTACGTAATCCGGGCAGCCCGCACAGCCGCCCTTCTCCTTCGTCTCCTTGACGATGGATTCGTGACAGATGGCGATGGCGTTCGACTTCTCCAAGTCGGGCTGCTTTGCCATGACCTGTTCGACGCAATTGTCCATCTTGCCCCAGAGACTTTCATCGATATTGCTATATGGCATCGCGCCTCCTCTCAAAAACAAAAAGCGCCCACATCCCTTGCGGATGTAGGCGCTACCCTTAGTGCGTGGTATTCGATTGTCAGACGATTAAGTCGTCAGCGATTTCTCAGTCGGCGCGGATTGCCGGGGTTGCTGGCCGTCTCCCACAGCGACCAGCATTCCCCATCGAACTCAAGCCCAATCCTACACCATCTGTGTTTAGATTGCAATAGCCGCATCGACGCAATGACCTGATGCTCGGCAGGCGTCAGGAACCTGCTTTCGGTTTGCATAGTGTCTGAATCAATGCGAGTTGCCGTTTGAGAGATAGGCTCTATCACGATAACCTCACACCCCCGGCGCCTCGCCCGCCGCCAGCGCCGCCAGCGTGCGCCGCAGGCGGTTGGCTGCCCCTGGCTGAAGCCGATCATGGATGAGCTTGGACCACCCACGCGCCTGGATGCCAGGTCGATTCAGCTTGCGGCTGATGAACAGCACGCGCCCGCGCCCAGCGAATGAGCCGACCACGCGCGGCTTGGTTTTGCTCACCCAGTCGCGCGACATGAGCGCCCGCCGAACGCGCGTGCCCTTTTCGAGATAGTGGAATACCGGATCATCGGTCGTCACGGTGTACTGCCCGCGCCGAATCTGACCGATGACGAACTGCGGCTGATGCTGCCAGGTGCGCGTGACGCGATGATATTGATCCTCGGCGTCAAGGGCGATCTGATGCACGGTGGCGTCGAGCGCGTCAGCGTATTTGCGTGACAGGTTGCGCCAATAGGCTGCAACTTTTGTGCTGTTCGAGGTAAATGTGATGTGCGCCGGCATCACAGCAACCTTTCGTCTGTCTTGGGATCGTAAACACCACACAGGCATTGAAAACCTTTACACTCTAAGGTTTCGCTGCCCACTTGACGCGGAATGTATCCGTTGTGGATGTACCATGACACACGGCGTGGTCTGCCATTGCTCAATCGAGTGCATGTAGAGCAATGCTCGATTGTGCCTCCCAGCCTCCACTGACCGGTGCGATTCTTGAGTGCGAATGCCTTGCCCATGTCGCCCAGATTGCGCAGCGCACCAGACCATAGATCGAGCCGGTTTAGGATGGACTCTTGTGCCTGATCTGTCTCCGCGTTGTCCACCGCCTCAGTAAATGCTGGCACGTAAGTGAGTTGGTTGTCGATCCACGCCTGGAGTGCATCGCGCTCCTCGTCCTCCATCTCGTCAGGGTCGGCGCCGCCCTCCTGCATCCCCTCGGCGAACACGCGGGGAGCGAAAGTCTCGATCAGTGCACCCATCGCGTCTTGCAGCCCGACGCGAGTAGAACGTCTTTGGTAAACATCCGCCACAGCCAGACGCAACTGGTTGCGATAGTTGAGTGCTACCGATGCAATGTCCTTAACTGCCGACTCAGCGTGCTCCACCACCCCAGCCAAGTACGACGCGATCATGTACGGCTCGACGAGCGCATAGGTCGCGCCGACCAGGTCGCAATATCTCTGCGCCAGGACACGAGCCGGCTCCATCGTCTGCGGTGTATCCATTAGCGCCTCGCCTCACCCAGCGCCTCGCGCATGAGGCCCCAGGCCAATATCAGGTTGGCCTCTTTCGTCTTCGGGGCCATCCCCGGCGAACTCTCCACGAATGGAAATTTTCGTTGTCTGTTCGCCCAAGCCAGCGTCACGCTTGAGAATGTCAGCTTAATCACCGGGACATCAATCGGCGGCAAGGGTCTATCGTTGGCGATATACGCCAATGTGATATGCGGCGTGAACCCATGCGATGGCTGGAAATCTATTCCTTCCTCCAACAGCGACTTGACCAACGCTTCTCGAAACGCTGGCAGGTCGGGCGCATCGAACGAGGCGTATATCGCGCTCGTGCCATCGCCTTCGTCATTGTTGAACTTTCCAACACCGCTGATCGTCCCGACAATCGGACTGTCGAATCGCAGACCGGACAGCGCGCGCTCAATCGCTTTGCGCTGGCGTTCTATCTCGTTGACTTTCCCCAGGAAAACCAACGTCAAATGCAAATCGTCAACTGGCTCGATGCCATCGGGCAAGTCCTCCGGCAGTGCGGATAGCAGCGCCTTGCTATCCGACTCATCGAGTATGAAGGCGATCGTCGCGCTCATATGGTTGGCTTGTTTCTCCGCTTGCGCCAAAGCAGGCGCGGTCAAGTCTGCTACGGTCAACGGGCGCACAGCCTCTGATCCCTTGCCTTCCGTCGCCGCCTCGGCCGCCTCTGGCTGCTCCTCGTCCGAGATCGCCACATCGGGCGTCTGATCACCCTGCGGCGGCAGGAACTCCTTCGGCAGGTCCCCAGAGTCCACCGCCAACTGTCGCGCCTCCTGCGGCGTGATCTCCATGCTGGCGATCTGTGCCGCGCGCGTCCCGGCCCGCGTAGCCTCGATGTCGGCCTGGGCCTTTTCATCGCGCAAATCGCGCTCGGTGAAAGTGAACGTCACGGACGCCGACACAACGCGCGTATTGAGCAAATGCACAAGCTGTTTGTCGCGCGCGGCCAGCCCCTTCGCCGCCTGCTTCTCGGCCAGCACCACCGACTGCGCGCCGATGCCGAGCGCGCCGCGCCCGACGAGCTGCGGATTCAACTCTTGCGGGTCGAGGCCGAGCGCGGAGGCGTAGGCCAACTGCGCGATCTCGACCTCCTCGCGGCGCTCGAAGCCGTCGGGCATTCCGCGCAATGGGATGCGCACGTGCGTCAGCGATCCTTGTGTCGTCGTGCCCGCCAGGATATTGCCCTGGTAGTACGTCAGACCGCGCTGCTGCTTGCCCGCCTCGGCGCTGGATAGAATACCTTCAAGTTGCATGGTCTGCATACCTTGAATGATGTCCAGATTGTTCGCCCCGGCCCCGGTGATCTTCTCCTTGAAGTAAAGCTCCATCGCGGCCAAATCGTAAATCTTCCCGTAGCTGCGCTCGGCGGCGCAGTGGCCGATGCCGAGAGACGACAGCGATGGGTCGGGCATGTCGCACAGGTTGATCACCTGCCAGTCGCGTAGCACATGATACGCGCCACGCAAGTCCATAAAGATGACCGGGCGCTCCGGGTCGCCGGTTCGCACACAGCGCAATGAATCGAGATGCACCAGCCCCAATACCCGGCTGCCGCGCGCGTCGCTCACGCGCACGACCTCCCAGAACTCGCCGTTGTTCGTGGTGCAATAGTCCGCCACGCCGCGCATCTGTGACGGCACGTAGCCGTCGCCACCCCAGTCGATCAGCATCTCCTGCCAACGCCCGGCGCGTGTGCCCTTGACCTCCCACGACTGCGCGGCGGCCTTCGTCGCGGCGATGCCCACCGCGTCGGCCCAAAACTCCTCGTGCATGATCGTCGCGCGCAGCACCGTGTCGCGCGACCAATAGGCGGACAGGCCAAGCGAGATAGACCAGTACGGGGGAAGCTCGCGGGGCAGGGGGAGATGATACGCGGCCGAGAAAATCGTCGGCAGGAAGAACACGACAGCGGCCGGCTGCGGCGTATCGCCCGCCATTGCCGGCAGGTCGGCGGCGGTCACGCTCTGGCGCAGCAGGTCGGGTATGTCCGTGGTCACGCAACCACCTCATCTGGGTGCTCGGCGGGATCGTCATGCATCACGGGCGGCTGTGGCTCCCAATGTGACATGCGGGATGCAGGCTTACCAGGCTTAACAGGCTTGGTGGGTTCCTCGGCCTGCATCACCTCCTCCAAACGCTTCGCAGCCAATGTCGCCAATGCTGATGCACGATGTTGCTCTAACCACCGTTCACCCTTCTGGCGCGCTTCTGCCTTAGTGCGGCTAGAAAACTCAGTCAATGGTGTACTGTCTGTGACCGTGCGATGCACTGGCACATACACCTTGACCTGCTGAGCTTGATCCCACAACTTGATTACGTAGATGCTATCCATGAGAACTGTCCTCCTGCACAGGTGCGCCCAGACCGATCCACTCGTCCAGCCAGGGTGGCGAGATGTCAAAGCGAGTGCCTGCAACAGACTCAGCTTTACGCACTGCTTGCTCTGCGATGCCTGGTAACAACCCGCGCACCCCGCCATAGTGTTCCATTGCGCTGTAATACTCCAGTGCACGCTTCATCACCTGACACGCAAGATACAGTGGATTGGAAGGGTCATTGGTGAACTGTTTGCGCATCATGACTTCAACCAAGACCGACGGTTTGTGCCGCATGCAGCGCCATCGACAACGCCACGGCCAGATCGATTTTCTTCTCTGCGTTGCGCTTGACAATGCGCAGCCGCTGCAAGTCCGACTTCTCATCCTTCTCCGGCTTGCGGTTCGCGTTCAAGATGTGCGCCCGAAGCGCCTCATTCCCGTCGTGAGCCAGCCGGCGCGCCAGGATCATATCGTACAGGTTCTTGTCCGCCTCCAGACGCTGCCCTTGCTGGCTGAACTCATGGCAGTAGACTACGCCTTCATTGGACAGGCGTAGCGCGAATTGCCGCATCTCGGTCGGGTCGTACACCAACTGCGCTACGCTGTACTCGCGGCACAGGCGGCATACCTCGGCATAGGGTCCGTCGGGCGCGTAGAAGTCGATCATCCCGCCGATCGGCTTCCATTCGCGCGCGTAACGCACCGCGTAATCACCAGCGCGCGCTGGATGTCCCGACACGCCCACCAGGCCGAACGAGTCGGAGACCGTCGCGGCATCAGCCGCCAGCATGATCGACTCGCGGCCCAACACAGGTAGGTCTTCACGGCAAGCATCCCACCATAACGGCGATGGCAGGAATAGCTCTTCACCGACCGTCGTAAAAGCCTCAATAGGATTGTCGGGGAATTCCTGCCGGTGATGTGCTGGGCTAATCGCGTCAGACTCTACCCGTGAGTACCATGCCGCATCCCGATCCGGGCGGGCGTTCCACGGGATAAACAACGGCTTGAGGTTGTTCGTCTTGGCGACGGCGCCCTGCCACATCCGATGAAACGGGTTGCCCTCGCCCTTCGCCGTCGAGATGATCACGATGCGCCCACCGTCGTCGATCGTCGGTTTGACCGATGTGTACAGCGATTCGGCGTAGTGCATCTTGGCGAACTCGTCCAGGATGGTCAGCGACGCGGTGAACGACGATCCGGCATCCTCGGTCGCGGCGAATGACTTGATCCGGCTGCCATTGTCCCAGGCGATCATCTTCGTGTTGTCGATGGTCACCCGCGCCAGCTTGCGGCGCAGACGCTTGTAGATGCCGACGGACCGGCGCACCATCTCGGTCGCCGAGTCGAGATCGCGGCTGAACACCAATACCGATCGTCCAGGGTGGAACAGGCATAGCCATAGCGCGTAGGACACGACCAGCCAGGATAGGCCAAGCTGCCGAGCCTTGAGAATGATCACCTGTCTTTCGCCCGCGATGGACGCCAGCGCCTCGCGCTGCGCAGGCCACAGAGCGAAGGGAATAATCGCGCCGATGCCCATCGTCGCCTGGGGGTCTTCGATGGTGACCTCGGACTCAATCCAGGCGGCCAGGTCGGGCGCTTTGGGCAATGATGCGCTACTTGTCGCCCGCTTCGCCGCTCTTGCCTTCAGCCGATCCGCTTTCATCTCGGCGTATGCCTGCGGCGACAATAAGCGGCTGAGCTTCGTCGGCACCAAACTCTGCGATAACGTCATCGGGTGTTATCTCGCCCTTCCTCAACAGATCGATTACATCATCGCGCCAGGTGCGGATGCGCTCACCCTCCGTCGCTTGGCGCATCTCGCGCGCGGCGGGCACATTGTCTTTCGATGCCGCCAGCGCCATCCCCCACGCGATGACCTCTGCATAGGTTCGGCCTTCCGCATCGCCTGGCATTGGCTTGGCGAGTTGTGCGCGGTAGGCATCGCTGAGTAGCTTCGGCCTGCCGCCGGGATTGCCCGACTCACCCGGCTTGAACTGATATTCTTTCGGCGGCGGTGGAGGGTTTGGATTGCGAACCTTCTTTAGCCTGATCTGAGGCTTATTTGGCTTTGACGTTGCCGCGCGCTTTGCGCTTCGTTTCGCCATGCTCGATTCGCTCGATTTCGATGCTGGGGAAGGCGTCGGCCATGCGCTGAAGGGTCGTTGCGACACACAGCGGTTCAATGCGGTGACTAAATCTCCGAATAAGCGATGCGCGCCGAGGCCACCAACGGCTCGCCAAACGGGATCATGGCGATAACCAACTCGGCCAGGTGCTGCGGCATGTACTCGCGCGTGATCGCCCCATCGCGCAGCGTGCGCACCAATGCAACAGGCCGGCCGTAGCCGGTCGCCGGCACATGCAGCGCCATCGTCGATGACACCGCCGTGTGTTGAAAGATTGGCGGAAGTGTGGTCGTTGTGAACATATCAAAAGCGCTCAAGGCTCTAGTGTCGGCGTCTCCACTGGCGAGATTGGCGACGTGATAGTTGGTGTCGGCGTCAACGGCGAGATGGTCGGCGTGGGCGTTGGCGTGCATCCGAGCCAAGCCGTTAGCAGCAGAACGAAAACGCCGACTACCACGCCGCGCATGCTCCTCGGCCTTCTCATCCCTGTGCCGCCAAAACATGGCGCGCCACCTGCTCACAGCGCATTGCAATTTCCATCCGGCCCGTATGCAACAGCACGAACAAGCGGATCTGATCCGGCGTGCGCCCGCCCGTTACTTCGCGCTCGACCGCCTGAAGAATGATCGGTGAATTCGCCGCCAACCATTCATAGGATTCGGCGTCGAGTGCCTGCTGCAGTCCGGGCATTGCTACGGGTTTCATCTGATCTCCTCACTGGCAATTCGAGTTGACTGAAGAATGTATCGAGTGATTTCCAATCCCAAACGGCCACCAATCTTGTCAAGTCATCATTCGGAACGGAGAATGTGCCAACTTTTGTAAATGCCTTCCGATCCCAATTCACTGATGGCTTCCCGTTATCCGGCCATGTGCCAACCCTCGGGCTCCCCGTAGTCTGCAATGTGTCCAGATCAGCCATGAGAATTTCTCCGCTGCCAACATCGCAAATCATTAGATATACAGGGAGACATGTTCGCTCTTGCAGACTGCAATAGGCTAAGAACTTATCCTCATCTATGCCATGTTCAAATCGATTCCAGTTCTGAAATAGCATAGGGTGACTTTTCGCCTTAACTTCAAGCCAGCCGCGCCGAACACCATAGATTTGCATGTCGGCAAGAACAATCTTATCATTGCCATTCCCGCCTTCCATTCGCGGCCCATGCTTGCCGTCTGTTTCGATATTGGCCGTCATGATCACAGCATAGCGACCCTGAATCTGTCTGCCGATATGCTGCTCAATAGTGCGCCCTGCCAGGGCCTTAAGATTCAAGCATCACCTCCGGCATTCCCATCCGAACCTGATAGCGGACGGCAACCACACCGAAGCGTGAAAACACTGAAGCAAATGTGTCGATTTGCGTCCCCAGGTACACAAAGCAACTGCTATGTGTGGGCTGCCCAAGCTCTCCATCCTCACCGTAGAAATGGATACGATGATCGGTGAAGCAGATCGGGAAATTCCATAAGGGAGCAAACCATTTGTTGCTAGGCACAGCATTAACCAAAAGGATCGCTTCCGTGGTCACTTCAGCGTGATACTGCTCGATAAGTCGGGCACTCCATCGCGCTTGATTCGATCCCTCGCCATCCTCGCGCCCATAGGGTGGATTGAGAAATACGCGCCCATGCCACGGCCTTATAAAGCCGTCATCCTCAATTGTGTAGAACTTCATCGCCCGCACCGTTTTGTTGGCTGCGGCGCAACTGGCCGGATCAAGATCGATACCGCCCATGACTTCGTGCACGGCTTCGATGTATTGAGGCGGCGTGTACCACTCGTTATTTGTACTTTGGTTGATCAGTTGGTGATTTTCAAGCCTGCCAATGTTCTCGGTATGCATCTCGTAGACAGTATCACCGCGCTGGACAGTAACGCTATCTATAGATCGATCTATAGATAGACCCAATTTGACGCGAGATACATAGTCCTTCGATACATTGCAGGTTTCGGCTATTTTGGTCTGAGGCCACTTGCGCCACTCCTTATCCTGCAACAGCTTCATCACCGCGCGCCGCTTATCCTCGTTGGTGCGCCTCATCCCGTGTGTCGCGTTCGCCCCGACGCTAAACAAGATCGCGTCGCGCAACATACCTTTGCGCACATCACAGGTCGCTTTAGCGCCGTTAACCTGGGCGGCGGCATGATACCTGTGGAATCCGTCGGCCAACCAATACTCAGTGCCATCAAAGAACACTATGATGGGCGGAAACTTCGCGCCAGCCCGTATCGCTTCGGCATACTCGGCCACTGTCATCATATCGATCTGTGCGCGTGGCTGTGTGCCGCCATCAATTCTGATCTTGCCAGTCTCTAGCGTCTTAATGCTCATCTGCATCTATCGTTGTCGCCTCGTCCTCATCCGCCGCCCGATCAGCCACGCACCCGCGCCGAGCGCCAGCGTCGCCAAGAGCGCGCCCAGCGATACAGACTCCGCCTGCGGAGCGCCGCGCACGACCAGCGGCAGGTATGCGCGATAGGGTAGGGGGCCGGGCTGTTCCTGATTGGGATGCGCAATGATATAGTCCGCCAGCGCGGGCAGCGCCTCTTGGAAATTCGCGCCTGCCCAACGCCCCAATGTCCAGGCGCACGCGCCGATCACATAGTCATCCTGCATGAGTTCGGCGTCGTACCAGGCCAGGTCGTCGATGAATGGCTGCGTGCCAATGAACTCTCCGCCGCCTTCCTGGCCGGCCTCACTGATTACCAGTGGCACAACCGCATTGACAGATCGCAGATAGTCATACAGCCGCCGATAGCGCAGCGCGTGGAATGGCTGCGTACCTTTCAGCGTCCCAGGCATTCCGGTGCCGACTCCGCCGTACTCGTGAACGCACATCACATGCCCGTGCCCCTTGGCACGCAGGCACGCTCGCGCGATGGCGGGATAGGAACTATCCGGCGGATTGCCTGTCGAAGTCCCGAATAGGCCGAGCCTGAATCCGTCCAACTCTGCCAGCCCCATCAGATGGATCAGGACATCGCTCTGGTATTCCCAGTATCCCGACCACTCATTGAAGCATTCCCACACGTCGACCCGGCTTCGATTCAATTCCCATCGCGGGCGCACATGGCCGTAATACCAGCGCGCCGTATCCAGCGGGTCTTGATTGCGCTGCGCGGCATCGTCCAGCCCTTGTAGGTCGATATTGTCGATGCTATTGAGACGTCCGATTGTTAAAGTCCGCGCGTCGTACTGTTTCGCCGTTCCGCACGCGCCGAAGTCATCAACGCCCTTCACGAGCGCAAGCCGTTGTCCCGCCTGCGCGATGCTCCTGCAAAACTCGCCGAATCCAGTGCGCGGGCCGATGATTGAGTGAATTCCGATCTTGCTCATCGCACCGGCCTCATGCGCTCAGAGAACCAGCGCCAAACACGCATCCAGATCGACCATAGCAGAAACCGGATCACGCTACTTCGGCGGCCCATCGATGAAGAATGGCTCAGGGTTGATCAGCTCCCCATAGCCGCCGTTCTTGAATCCGATCTTCTTCAGGCCGAAATGCAAATGCGCCCCGCGCCTGTCGGGCGGCAGGACGTTGCCCGTCTCATCCGCGAACCCGATCAAGTCACCTGCCTTGACCGAGTCTCCTACGTTCACCTTCGCGGACTTTTCTAGCATATGCGCGTAGATGCTCTCGTATTCGCCATCGTTGAATGAGTGCCGGATGCGAATTGCGTACCCGTAGGGGTGTCCAGGCTTGCGCCAACCGACATCGCTCACGATGCCACTTGCCGCCGCGATGATCGCCGAGCCATGCGGCGCGCGCATATCCACGCCTTCGTGTCCGGGCAAGTTGTATTTTGCGTAAAGCGCCGGATTCATCCCGAAACGCTGAGTGTAATACCTGGTCTCGGTCGGCCACAGCAGGCGCGGCGGGCGGAGTAGGGGGGTGGAGTCGTCGGCGAAGGCGCCGGCCTTCGTCGCCTCGGCGACCCATTCGACGAGCGCGCCTTGCTGCGATGGATCGACGCCGATCGCCGATGTCCGGTTGTCGCGGCATTCGTAGCCGTCTCCATTTGCATTGCGCGAAATCGTGATGACGAAATCTCGATCCATATGCTCACTTCAACAGGTGCGGCAGGATGTTGATCGCGGCTACAATCGTCGCGCCGATGAGGATGAGAATTTGCACCCACAGCGCGGTACGTGCCTTGATGCGCTCTTGCTGCAATGCTTCGACTCGATCAAAATGTTCTTTGTCCTTCAGCCTGTGCGAGTTGAGATGCGCCTGGCCGGCCGCCTTTGCTTCCTCTGCATCTCGGCCAATCATCTCCAGCTTGGCGTTTACTCGCTGCTCGAACTCGATCCGCTTGTGTTCCTGCTCGCGCTCCCAGTCGTCTCGGCTGTCCCGGAGTCCATCCAGCGCCTCGCTAAGCTGGACAAAAAGAGGCCGGATGTACGTCTCGACGTACTTGATGAATTCCATTCCGCCCGGCTCTGGCTGAGACACACGTCAATCCTCAATGTGCTTGCAATACATGACGACGCTTTTCATGATGGCGTCTCCGAGCAGATTGAGTACAGAAACCTCGAACCTCTTCCATTGCTGCCATTTGTCGCGCAGGCGCATCACGCCGTTGTAAATAGCTTCCCCTGGACGATTCAGCGCAAGACGAAATAGGTCAAGACGCAATTTGACCTCATCGGGATGCGCCAGCTCGAATAAGTTGAGGCCGTCAAGTTCGCCCGGCTCATGCCCGATCGCCATTAGCATGTCGCGATTCATGTACCGGATATGCGCGTTCTCGTCCAGGATGACCACGCCAATCGGGATATGCTCCAGCACTAACCGCATCCGCCGCTGTGATGCAGCCGCGATGTTCTGCGCCTCGACGACGCGCCCGCACTGCGCGCACATTTCATCCGTGTCGCCGAGCGGCCGGAGAATCACATAGGTCGAATTCGACCGCTCGTGCGCGGCGACCAGGCCGACGGGAATCTCTTCGCGCTTTTTGTCGATCAGCCGCAGCAGCATCTTTTCGCCGTTGGCATACATCTGGCGCAACTGCTCGATGCTGAGCGCCATGCCGTTGTGCGCGACGACCTCGGCGAAGAGCCGATCGATCAACTCGGCTTCATCGTAGCCCAGCAAGGCCATCCAGGCCGGATTGACGTGAAAGAACCGGCCATTCTCGCGGATGACGGCAAGCAGATCGGTTTGAATGTTAAAGAACTCAGCGGCAGCGGCATGACGCTGAAAGTCCGGCAGCCATCCGGTCAGGGTGGTCGGTGTGGGTGGTCGCGTCATGCGAGATCATCGGAAGCGCTTGGGCCGCGCGCGGAGGAGAGAAGGGCGACACCGCGTAATCGCCCCGGATAACGCGCAACGCGCGGCCCTTGCCCGCGCGTTATCCTTTTGCAAGTGGTTGTATGCTTGGCCTGGGTGTCAGCATGTACGCCGCTTGATTCGCCACAAGCGCGGCGATGAACACCTGCACAGCCTGCCACAGTCCGGCCTGACTGCACTCGAAGCCCTTATCGAGTCCGGCGCATGACAGTCCCAGCGCGCCGCCGGTGACGACCAGCAGCAAGAAGGCCATGATGAGACGTTTGACCGTGCTATCGAGATTGCCGTACCAGGCATTCAGGCCCGGCACGTAAGACATGAGGAGTGAGAGAATAACTGCGGCGACTGCGGCGATCTGTTCGGCGGTCATGATTCTCCTTTGCGGATGAGGAAGCGGACAACAAAAAACGCGCAACCCATAACCTGGACTTTATCCATTTCCAGTTAACGCGCGAACAGGGTAAGCTATGGCTATCTTCCGCCAAGAGGATGGCCAATGCCGACCCTGCCTACGGATTATCTTAACATCATTGCGACGTTCGCGCCGATCTTTGCCAAGTGCGTCTGGCGGCACGCCGTCGTGTTGCTCGTGGGCGCGATTCTGTGCCCCGGCAAACGCACCGTGACCGCCGCCTTGCGGATCATGGGCTTGAGCCAAGAGGTGCACTTTCAGACGTACCATCGCGTGCTCAGTCGCGCGGTCTGGTCGAGTTGGGAAGTCAGCCGCGTCTTGCTGGGTCTGTTGGTCAGTGCCTTTGCCCCCATCGGTCCGGTCGTGATCGGCCTGGACGACACGATCGAACGCCGACGTGGGGCGAAGATCAAAGCGAAAGGGATCTACCGTGACCCAGTGCGGTCGAGTCACCGCCACACCGTCAAAGCCAGCGGCCTGCGCTGGTTGAGTCTGATGCTGTTGGTGCCGATTCCGTGGGCCAAGCGCGTGTGGGCTTTGCCGTTCTTGACGGTGCTGGCGCCTTCGGAGCGGTACTATCAAGGGCGTGCGCGGGCTCACAAGAAGCTCACGGACTGGGCCCGTCAGGCTATGCTGCAAGTTCGGCGCTGGTTGCCGCAACGGGCGTTGGTCATCGTGGCCGACAGCAGTTTTGCGGTGATTGCCTTGCTGGGGCGAATGCGGCGGTTGGCCAATCCCGTGTGCATGATTACGCGGTTTCGACTCGACGCGGGGCTGTATCAGCCCGCGCCCGCGCGCCGACCCGGCCAGTTGTGACGGTCGCCTGTCAAAGGCGCACGCCTGCCGACGTTGGAACGGGTCTTGCACCAGCCGAAGACCCCCTGGCAGCGCGTGACGATTCCCAACTGGTACGGTGAGGGCCAACGCACGATCGAGATCGTGTCGGAGACCGCGGTGTGGTATCACTCGGGGTTGCCGCCGGTGCCGATTCGCTGGGTCTTGATTCGAGATCCGAAAGGCCGGTTCAAGCCCCAGGCGTTGCTGTGCACCGATCTGATGGTCGAGGCGGTGCAAATTGTGAAGTGGTTTGTTCTGCGCTGGCAGCTCGAAGTCACCTTTCACGAGGTGCTGACTCACCTGGGTGTGGAGACGCAGCGCCAGTGGTCGGACCGGGCCATCCTCCGCACCACCCCCGCTTTGCTGGGACTGTTTTCGCTGGTCACGCTGTTCGCCGACCGCCTCCAGGCGGAGCATGGCATGGCCGCGCGCGCCGCCAGATAAGTGCCCATGAAGTTGACGTCCATCATCCGCTTCATCACGTCGGGTGGGGTCTCCTCGACTGTGCCGTAGTAGCCGAAGCCGGCGTTGCACACCATGATGTCGAGCCGGCCGAACGCCGTTACCGCGCCGTCG